GCAAGAGCCTGAGCATACGCCCTAGGCGACGGGCGCTTCTGCTTCTTGATCGCCTCAACAAACTTCTTGGCCTTCTCAGGCGCGTCTTCCGACTGCGCGACAGTGCGTGGCAGCACGATCTCGCCAGGGCTCAGCAGCGCCGGCACCGTGTCGTTGGACCGCGTGTCGCCCTTGAACTTGGCCTTGCCGGGGACCTCGCGAGCGGTAATCTGTCGGCCACGCGCATCTTTAGATGGACCCATGCCAGCCGAATACTTGGCTGCTTGCGCTTGGGCCTGAGCCGCCTGCGCTCTGTATTTCTCAGCCTCAAGCCCCATTCTAGCGACATCGGTCTTGGTTCCAGCCTCAACACCAACACCAAGGGCGGCGCCACCAGCACCAATTAACGATGAGATGAACTGCTGATTGGCTTGACGCTCCGCCGCAGCCTGCTGCTGAACTGCTTGGGCCGCTGCCTGCTCAAACCCAGCTTGTGCAATTGCCTGCTGCATCCCGAGGCCACCGGCTGTGCCGTACAAACCAGCCGCAAGTTGCCCGCCGAGAAGCTCCTGCTGACGACGCTGACCAAGCAAGTTGCCAAGCGCCGCCTGCGCCGCTTGCTGCTCCTGCAACCGCAACTGCGCCGACTGCGAGGCAGCCGCTGCCTGTGCTCCAGCTTGGCGAGTCAACAAAAGCCGTTGGGCCTGAGCCGGCGACAAGCCCCGAGCGGACGCAAGTTGCGACTGTGCAGCCGCCTGTGCGCCTTGAAGCGCACGCTCATACTGCATCTGAGCAAGACTTGGCCCGCGTCCCTCTGCCTGTGCCCTAAGCGCCTCGGCCAACGACGCCTGTTCCGCGCCAACCCCACGCGATCCAGCAAGTGCACCAAAAGTCTCTTGCTCAGCGCCAGCAAACGCAGTTCCTGTCTGCGGAGCACCCGTGATCGTGGTTGTCAATGCAGCCTTGCGCTTTTTGTATTCCGGGCTACCAGGGTCAGCGTACTCAGGTCCGAAAATGTCCATATAAGGCTCCTAACTGACAATCTGGGACGCAGGAACCTTGTTCAGCCCCTGCTTGGCTCCAACCTCAAACGCGAGCGACGACAAGCTCACACCTTCACCGCTGCCCGTCACTGAGGGGACATCTTCAATGATGAACTTTACCGCTTGGCACTTCTGCCGCGCAAGGTCTACGCGCCACTGGTAAAGTTGGAACGTCCCGCCATACGAGCCCGCGCCGTAGGGTGAGCCTCCACCGTAGAAAGTTGGCGGCGTAGGAGACACCGTCATCTGCTGGATCACCGTGTCGTCAAAGTCTACACAAACGCTGATGCTTAAGTCATGCGCGCTCTTCCATGCGCCCAGCAACTGCGCTCGACGCACGCGCTGAAACCCCTGCACGTTCGCAAACGAGAACCACGAGGTCGCAAGCTTCAACCGGATCGGCTGGCCGTCGTCGGTGTACACGCCCTCAGTCTCTTGCAGCACCTTGCCGTTGGCGCGCAAGAGCATCGTTGAACTCTGCCACACCAACGAGTCCACAGCGTTCTGGTTGGTGAAGATGCCCCACTGCTGCACAAAGTAGTCGTACACCAGCGTGATGCCCGACCCGAGCGTGAAACGGACCTGGTTGGTGTTTGCGACCAAGGTTGCCGACGTGATTGTCTCGTCGTTGTACGCCTCAACCGCAGCGCCGATGTACTGCACCGCCAACGAGCGGTCGATCAAGTAGATGCCCTTGCGGCTCTTGAACAAGATGCCAAACGGCGAGCCCACAATCGACCTGGGATCAATGCAGCCCACGTCAGTCGTGATCAGGATGGCATCCGAGAGGTCGTTGTTGACGCCCGTGTTCTCCGGCCCTTGACCGACGATGAAGAACATCTGGTCGTACTTAAACACCAGCAACTTGTCATCAATCGTCGCGAGCGCGGTGATCGGCCCACCTCGAGGGTCTACCGTTTTCACAAACTCGTCGCTGAAGGCCACAGGAGTCGCCGGCCCGATGAACTTGGAGTACCAGACGTTGAGCGGGTTTGTGCTATCCACCACCCACAGTCGGTTGCGATGCAACTGAATCAAGCCGGTCGGCGGCGCGGGATCGTTTGCTACAACCGCATCTACACCAGGCTCAAGGGGCTGCGTGTACAACTGCGGCCTGCGGCTGATGTCTGAGTCAGACAAGTTGTCAGCAAACGACTCTCCAGCACTGGTTGGATCATTGTAGATAATCTGGTTGTCGGTGCCGGTATTGGGCGTCAGATCGCTGCACCGGTAAAAAATGGTTCCATCAGAGGTCGTTCGATACACGATAATCTGAACGCCCTGCTTCTGCGTCAGGTTAAGCGGTCGCAGGGAAATCACCGTCTGAAAACTTCCGAGCGAGTACACAATCTTCTTGGGGTCCGCAAAACGACTCTGGTGGATGTTCCCTTGGTTGTCTGTCCACTCGTAGCAAGCGGTGTAGTAGTACGTTCCAGCCGTCAGGTTTCCACCGCTGGCAGAGTTGATGGTCGTGATGATGGGGTACTGAAAAAACCCGTGCTCAACAACGCTCTGGCCGTCGTACATCTCAAGGGCGCCACCAGACAGATGAAGGTTCTGGGCCAACTCTTCATGGTTGACCGAGTACTGCTCAGCGTCCATGTCGATGGTGACCGACGACACGTTCACCTGTGTTTCAAAAATAGATCCCTGCACTAGCACCTGATCCATGAACGCAAACCGGAATTCTGATCCGTTCACAGACACGGTATTGGCAAGCATGGGAGACGAGAGCGTACCCGGATACGAGGCAATTGCGGCTTGTGCGTTGGCCGTCAAGTTGGCAAACGCCTTGGCAACGATGTTGCCATCACCGTCAACCACGTACAGGCCGGACTGAAGCGAAGTGTCACCAAGAACGTTGTCTTGCTGTCCGTTGCGGAACTGAACAACCGGCACATACGCGCGCTCGTTGTAACTAAACGCTCTTGCTACCGGAGCGATGCCAACTCGCACCAAAGCCACGCTTCCGGGCGCATAGGTGCCATCAACGTCAACCTTTCTAGTCTCTTCTGGCAACGTCAAGCAGTTGCCATATAAAACAGTAAACGATCCATCAGAGTTTGATGTTGAGCATCCCGTGATGGCCCGAGCCGCAAAGTAAGCTAGGCCGCTATCAAGAACACCAGATCCAAGAGAGGCAAAAGACGAGTCAACAACGTCAAACCGGATGGATGCCGTGTACGGCGAAGAATCGTTGTCCGTAGCAAACGCGATGTTGAGCGTCTGTTGTCCAAGAGTTGTGGTGTTGCCGGGGAACAAACCAATCGACCTGGAGCGATAACCAACCAAGTACGCATCAAACCCACCAGATGAGTACTGCGTCGTGGGCGACGAATAGTTGTACATCCTGATGGTTGTATTGTTGTTGTCGGTATTGAAAGCCACGCCAATCAAATACGAGCCAGCAGACGGACTAAAGATGCAAGCATCGTAGTTGGGACTGCTTAAACTTATCGTATCGTTGGTGCCAGGAAGAGGAGAGGTCAGATACGAGATTGTCGGCGTTACAAGTGGATTAGCAAGCGGGACAGTAGCAACGCAGAGCCGATTACTGCTGGCCTCAACAAAGTACACTGCAAACACATTCTCACAGACCAGCACTCGAGGCTTGATGCCATCAGCGGTCAACGTCGTACTGACCAAAAGGGTTTGCTTGGTCTGTCCATCAATAACGCAGTACTTGATCAGATTCGACGCAGACGAGTCCTCGTAAGCGTACAACTGAGTCCCGTTGGCAGCGGTAGCGCCATCCGGCATGGTCTGCTCGTAACTATCCTTTACAACCGGGAACTGCGTTATGAACGTATGGATGTACGGACCTTTGTCAGCCCAGTTGCCTGATCCTTGATCATAGCTGTACAAGCGCTCGCCATCAGCAAGCAGTAATTCATCACCAAACTCTGCTAGTCCGATCCCGGCTTCAACTTGAGATCCTGGCGTATTAGCAATCGACTGCGAGAGCGCAACGTTGCCATGCCGCTTCTGAATAGAGCGGAGGCGAGTAAAGATGCCGTTCTCCAGTTCAAGGAGTTTGCCGGCCTCAACCTGCTTCTCGTCAGTCTTGGTGTCTACGCCCTGCGCGAGCGGGACGACGATGTTCTGCCTCTGAAGCATCGCTGTCTCCTAAAGTTCGTACGCATAGATCTGAATCAGATTGGCCGTAAACGTTGTGCTGACATACGAGCCGCCGGTTAACACTCGGCCCTTAAGTTGAATGGTGTACGTTCCGGCCGCAGGGGTCCAAAGGTAAGACACGGAACTAACTGGAATACGAAAATCCTCTCCAGTATGGCCGCGAACATCAAAAGTTGACCATCCAACGGTTGCGGAGGACGTTCCGGTAATATTGAAATACATTTCAGCGCCACACGGACCATTACCTGCCGCTGTCAGTTTCAAACAGGCTCCGGTTCCGGTTGCACGAATTCCAAGAAAAACAGGCCGTCCGGTGGTGGTGATGGAAATCTGATCGCTAAGGTTGGTCAGCGCGCCAGTATTAGGTGCCGTGTATGACGTTGAACCAGCTTGGATCTGCTCGCCAACAGCCGCTTGCATGGGGCGAGTAATGCCACCAGCAGCGTTTACATACGAAAGCGCTGAAGACCCGCTTGAAAGAGTGCCGACAACAAACGACCCAAACGTGATTGGAGACGATGCCGCAACAGGCAGCGCAGACGGGAACTGAGTGGCAAAATTGCCGCCACCAAGCAACGTTGAACCCACCGAGCCAAACTTGATTGCCGCAGAAACGAGAGTTGCAAAGTTGGCTGAGTCGTCACGAAACGTATAGGTGTTTGCGCTGGGATCGTAAACAACCGAACAGTTTGGGATCATCCCGGTGATGCCGCCAACGGAGCTAACATCAATAGCGCCACCAACAGTCAGTCGGACCTCGGATCCACCGCCACTGCGCCAGTAAAGGTCGCCGCTCTTGGCATAGATCGACCTAAGCGAAGCAACCGACGCCTGGTCAAGCAAAGCAACCTTGGCAACATTGGTCAGCGCGTGCGTCGCGAGCGACAGGTCTGAGTCAATATTCAAACCAGCAACTGGAACAAGCTCGCCCTTGCCGCTGGTATGATCGTGCGAGTCTACCGTCGTCAACGCAGCGTTGATCTCGCTCGCCCACGTTGGCCCGGGCGTCTGCGACACCACCGGCAAGGTCAAGTTCATGTTGGGCGTCGCCATCATCTACTCCTAGATCGTGGTCGTCTGCGTGTACGCAACTTCGCACCAATAAGTGCCGTCGAACACTAGCAGCATGGCGCCGCCAATGTCGATCTTGACGGTAACCGCGCTCAACGAAAGCGCATACGTGGCTCCGCGCTGTAACTCAATGTAGTTTGCTGCACTGATGTTACGCAGAAGCACGGTCTGACCAGCTACCGCTCCAGCCGTCAAAATGGTGGGCGTCGAGGTCAGCGTGTAATTGCCGCCGGTCACGTCAAACGGCAAATAAGTAGTGGTCGGATCAAAGTCTGCCGTAGCTGCCGTGATTGTCTGCGTAGCCTTGGGCGTGAGAACCGTGGGACCGTTGACGTGCGTCTTAATGTTGGTCGTCGCAAGCCTGACCGATGCCGTGACACTGTCTCCAACGTAAACGGTGCCGTCAGTTGTTCCATCGCCACCACGGATTGTGACATCTCCACCGGTAGCATTCGTCAGTTGGTTGGTGCCGCCAAGGATGTAGACATCACCGCCATTGCGGCCACCGCCGCCGCTGCCGCCCTCAACGTAAGCGTCGCCACCTGCGGTCGCGCTAGGCCCAGCAAAGCCTCCCTTGAGCCTTACAAGGCCACCGTTGCCCGTGCCGAGCCCCGTGCCGCCCGTGACCTCTGCGGTGCCGCCAGGCCCATTACTGGACGATCCTTGACCGCCCTGCACGTAGGCGCTGCCGCCAGACCAGTTGCCGGTTCCACCGTCGCCGCCGAGCAGGTAGACAGAACCACCACCACCGCCAGACACCGCGCTAGATCCGGTGCCGCCTCGCACCCGGATGTCTCCACCGCGAATGTCCACGCCAAAAAAGCCGCCGGTTGCCGTGCCCGCAAGGATGCCGATGCTGCGGTCCACGTTGGTGACGGTGTTTGTATTGTCATCCATGCGGAAGTACGTCATGCCTGAGCCGTTCAAGACCCGGATGTACGTTTCGCCTGGGGGATCAAACAAGCTGAAAATCGCCGCCAATCCGTTGGGGTTGGGATAGGTACTGCCGGTGTAGCCGAGGACGCCGCCAGCGGGGCCGCTAGGCGTTGCCGTAGGCGCGGAACTTGTCCAACCCGTTCCTGTGCTAGTCAGCACGTTGCCAATCGTGCCGGGGCTCGAGAGTCCCGTGCCGCCGTTAGCCGCCGCCACCACGCCCGTTAGAGCAATGTTGCGAGTCGTAGTGCCCGTAGCGGACAGAGGCGAGGTCGCCGTAACGCCACTGATTTTGTTGTTGAATGTGACCCAGTCAGCCGCCGACAGGTAGCCATCAGCCGTCGAGGTGGCTTGCGGGATTGACAGCACGCCAGACACAACCGTCAACGGCGGCAGCACACTAGTGATGAACCCGCCACCACCAGACCCAGGCGCCCACTCGCTACCGCTCCACACAAGCGACTGACCGCTCGTAGGCGCAACCGCAGACACGTTGCGACCTTGCAAACCCTTGACTGTTGGACTCTCAAGTGGCCCCGTCAGGTCGCCCTGCACGTTGCGGAGGATCGGATTGAACGCCGCAGCGAGCTGATCCTGCAAACGGTTCAGCGAGTCGTCGCTGCTGAAGATGCGGGACAGTCGCTTGATCGTCGGCATTACGGGATACCACCGCCGCCGCCAAAGCCGTTACCAAACGGCCAAGTGCCGTTGGTCCACTGCACGTCAGCAATCGTAGCCGGCGAGCCAGCGTCGCGGTTCTCAGCAGCGGCCTCAATGCGACGGATCAGCGCCTGCTTCTGCAACTGGAGAACCGACGTGTCGGACTCCTCCTTCTGAAGCATCTTGATGCCGACATCGGTCACAACGTACTCGAGCCAGCCGCTGATGCCGTCAGCGACCTGGGAGCCGTTGCTCAACGTGCTGGACGAGAACTGGAGCCGCGTTGAGGCGCCGAGCGGAGTCGAGCCGCCCACAGCAAGCGCGAGGTCAACCGCATCATCCTGCACCAGCGTTACAACCGCGCCGTTGCTGGTAGCCGACACGTCCACAATGCTAGCAGCGTTGATCGCAGCAGCGATGCTTGCAGCGGTTGCAATGTTGTTGCCCGCCGCAATCGTCCACTGCGCGCCAGCGGTCAGAGTCGTCGCGCCAATCGTGATGAAGTCACCCGCAATCGGGTCGGCCACCGTCAGCGTGGTCTGATCCACCAACTGCGACAGGCGCGGCACGTACCAGATGCGGATCGTCTGACCCGTCTGCGGCGAGGGCGTGAACCACAGCTTGTTGCCGCTGATCCGGTAGCGCAGGTTCGTCACACCGATCCACGTCTGCACGTTGGCGGTGGAGTACCGATTGCGCTCAGCCAGCGTAAACGGGCGCAGCGACACGTAGCCGTCAGGGCCGCTGCTGATCTCCAGGTCCACGCCGAGAAGCTTGAAAAAGTCGTCAGGGAGGTCGTATCTCGACACGTTCCCCTGGAGTTGGAACGAATACTCCTTCATGTAGTAGTCGTTGCCGTACTTCTGCACCAACAGGTCGTACAACTCGTAGTACGAGGCGTTGATGTAGGAGTTCAACTCAGCGTCAGAGATGAACGTCGAGTTCACCATGTCCGCACGCTGTCGGCACGCCACTCGGAGGTCGGACAGGCTCATCTTCGGGTAGATCGCCACGACGACCTCCTACTGCGGCAAGGGACGCCCCGGCACACACCGGAGCGCCCCTGCCACGCTAGCACAAGAGCCTAGTACTCGCTCTCGTCCTCTTCCTCTTCACCGATGTCCTCATGCACACCCTCCATGTGCGGCATCGCGTCCGCAATGTGGAAGGCCGACATCAGCGCAGCAGCCACGCCGTCAGCGTCGCCCGCCTTGATCGACTCAAGGAGATCCTCGGCGCACGCCTTCATCGCGTGACCGTGGCCCACCTTGCCGTCGCCATGCTCAGGCTTCATCTCAGGCTTGCCGCCCTTGGGCTTCATCTTCCCAAGGATGATCGCAACCGCAGCCTTGTCATCGCTCACCATGACAGCCTCCGGTTAGTACGCGGTCGTGTTCGACAGCGTAAGCTCGACGTACATGACGGTGCCGTTGTCGGGCACAGTGTTGGTGCTCACCGTGATCGGAGAGGCGCTGGCGTCAATCGTCACCGTAACCAACTCGATAGACGGATTGCCCGACGAACCGTTCACGTTGTCGTTATTCACCGCCAGAGCAATCGGCGCAGCCGCAACGCTTCCGGCGGGCACAGCCGTCATCGACACGTTGAGCAGACGCACATACGGGTCGTAAGTCGGAACGCCGCCGTTGTTGGCGCCAAGCGTAAGAACAAACTGGCCGCCGCCAGAGTCGGTGAGCGACTCAAACCCCTGCGACGGGTTGATGGTGATGGGCGACGTGCTGCTGTTCAGCACCTCGCTGGTAACCAGCGTCGGAGCGCCGCCGGTCCAGAGGATCTTGGCGAACAGCTTGACGACCTTGCGCTCAAGCGTTCCCGCGAACTGATTGTAGGTACGGTTAGCCATGTTGGCCTCCTGTTAGGACAAGGGGCGACCCCAGCAAACGCCAGAGCCGCCCCTCGCCTAGTTAGTTGTTAGGCGCCGAGCTGCACGACGGCGTTGAAGCCGGGGGCGTTGCAGCCGAGGTTCGCGTAGCTGACCACGCGGAGCTCAGCGGCGTCGCTGTTGTACACGCGGAGCATCTCGAGCCCGTCAGCGTACTTGGCGATGTGGGGCGCCGGCCCGAGCGAGTACAGCTTCCAGGTGTCCATCTGGAGCAGGTACGCGGTCTTCGCGGGGCAGGAGCGGTCGGGGAACACCTTGATCTGACCGGCGGCGCCGTTGATCAGGATGCCGGGGTAGTAGAGCTTCGCCGGCCCGTCGAACGAGATGTACTGCGCCTTGGCACCGAGCGACTTCTCAAGCGCGGCGTAGGAGGCGAAGTTCATGATGCACACGTCCGGGGTGCCACCCTCGCGAGCGACGAGGAGCGAGGCGTCGATCACGGCCTCCTCAATCGACTGCGAGGAGCCGTTGAAGCGCACGCCGCCGAGGCGGGTCGGGTCGGTGCTGCGGTCAACACCAAAGAACGACGCCGAGGTCGGGCTCGTCGTGGGCACCCACGCGGCAAGACCCTTGATGCCAAGGTTGTAATCGCCCTGGACATTCAGGGTGTCGCTAGTGGTAGCCAGCCACGAACCAAGACCAACGCCAACAGCGCCACCCATGCTGCCCGACACCTGAACAAGACCCGTGGTGCGGTTAACGGCAACCACATACGCAGGGCCACCCGTCCGCAGCGTGCCGGTCGAGGGATCGCGCGCCTCAAGGGTCATGTTGACCTCGAAGTTCACGATGTCCGAGGCATTGGTAAGGACGATGTTGCCCAGCGTCGAAGAGGCGCTAACTACACCAATCGCGCCCGAGCCATCGCGGAAGATCTGCGTGGCGAGCGAGTTGGTCAGAGCGCGGATCGCGCCGTCGATTACCACGGTCGCGCCGTTGATGAACGCCATCTTGTCGGTCTTGCTGGCGAGCATCGTCTGGTTGTCGATCTGCGCGATGCTGTAGTTGGCAACGCGGGTCAGAGCAAACGACTCCACCGTAGCGGCGGTCTGGTTGCCCTGCGCCGAGGAGAAGGTCGCGCTGCGGCCCTGCGAGGTGTTCACGATCAGGGGGATCGGCATATACTTGCCGCCGAACTCCTCCATCTTCGGGACCATCGCGAGGAACGGGTTGTTCTTGTAGACCAGGTTCGCGATCTTCTGGTCGTCGTAAAGCTCCTTGAGCGCCGCGTTAGCCGCGCCAAGGTCAAACGAGAACGAGGGGCCACCGGTCTGGTTAAGAGCCGGGGTAGGAGGAGTACCAGCAGAAGGCCAAGCCATGTGAGTACCTACGCAGACAGCGCCTCATGCGCGTCCGCAAATCCGCGTCGAGCGCGCCATGCGCTACCAGCGGAGAGTTGGCAGTCGGTTGTGAAAGGATGCGTTCTAGCGTCGCTGCCGTTCGCGCGGTTACCGTCCCTCAAGCCGAGCAAGTGCTGCCGCGATCCGATCAGCGTCCGTGCGCTGTGACTTCGGAGCCGCTGCCACGCTTGCCGTCAGGTCGTTGGAGAGCGTCGGTCCCATCCTGGGCGCCGCCGCCGCCGCCGTTTCCTGCGGTGAGGCCGCTTTCTGCTGTGTCGCTGCAAACTTCTTGGTCGCTAGGCTCTTGCGAGCGAGGTCTTCGTAGTGCTCTTCCACCAGCTTCGCTGCCTCGGGGATCGTCAGCAGCTTCTGAGTCTGTCGGAAATGCTCTTCGATAACCTCAGATACCAGATGAGCACCACCATAAAGGTTTGTCAACTCATAGTTTTCAGCGTGCTGCTCAACGTACTCATTCACCTCGGAACGGAATTGCTCAATGATCTGCTGCTGCTCGCGGGTCTGCATCTCCCGCTGCTGCTCCAGAATGCGCTCCTGCTCCTCGCGTGCCTGACGCTTGAACTCCTCAAGCTCCTGCCGCACCGACTGAACCTCGGCATTAGGCGTCGGCTTGTTGTCGTTGAGCACGTACTCGGTAATCTGCTCGTAGGTCAGGCCAAGCTGCTTCAGCGCGTCCAGCGGGTTCAGCATCGCCTGCTTCTTGGCTTGCTCAAAAGCGCGGATCTGCTCGGCCTGCTGCGCCAGCATCTGCTGCTGCTGCTTTACCGCCTGCTGCTTGCGGTAAAGATCCTGCTCCTTACGAGCCAGCATCGCAAAGCGATCTGCCTTTGGCGGCGCGGGCTTCTCCTCAACAGGCGCAGGCGCCTCAACCGGCGCGGCCTCCTGCTGCGGAGCAAGCACCTCTGCTGCCGTAGGCGTAGGCACCGGACCACCAACCGTTCCGGTGGTCATATTCGTCATCACTCCCTCAACTCCCATGCGTCACTCCTTGGTTACTGTACCGGGACATTCGGTACAAGATCGCTAGCCTGCATCGGCATCGGCGGTGCCAGCGGCTCTCCGGTCGCTCCAGGAATCGGCAGCGGCATCATCGGAGGCGGCGGCAGCATCGCCTGCTCAATCTCGTTGATCTGCGCCAGATACCGACGCAGCAGTTCAAGCCGGTCCTCGCGCAGGTTGTTGGCCTTCCCCTTAGCGTAGTACTCAAGGCACAACTGCTTGGACAACTGCAAGTCGTCCAGCGGGTCCGGCGAGGTGTAGTCGCCCTCGTCCACGATCTTGTCGAAGACCATCGTCAGATAGTCCTCTTCCGCGTTGGCAAGGCTCTCCACCTGGTCGAGATCAGGGAAGTCCAGCAGACGACGAGCCTGACGCGGCGAGAGGAAGCCGGCCTGTGCGTACTCCTGAATCGTCTGCAAACGGCCCGCAGGATCGCTCGGCAACGACGACACGGGGTAGCACTGCATCACGTAGTCCTCGTCGGACAGCTTGATGTCCTTCCACTCAACCATCTGGATCGTTTTGCGACCGGGGACTCGGACCTCGTAGCCCTTGTCCTCGGCGGCGATCATCTTCACGACCTCAATCGACAGCCGCGCCACGTCCATGAACATCTGCTCGTAGCTCTTGGCCGGAACGTGCAGGCGATCCGTCTGGATGTCGTTGTACTCGCGGATGGCGCGACCGCTGTTCAAGCCCTCGGGCTTCAGGCTCGAGGCAGCAAGCTGCGACACGCCCGCTTGCTCGTACCCCTTGTTGATCAAGTTCTGGAGGTGAGCAAAGACCTCGGGCGCCACAATCGGAGGCACCACGTACTGCGGCGGCGTCCCCGTGTAGTTGATGATGCTGCCCACGTCGTTGTTCAGGTGCTCCTTCACGACCTTGCTGCCGTTCTCAATGAACACCTTAAACGAGCCGGCCAGATGGAAACTGCGCTGAATTACCCACAGGAGCTTGTTGATCTCCAACTGGATGTTCTGCAACTGCTCCGCAAGACCCTGGCCCCAATACCCGTACAGACGCGGCGACCACTGGCAACGTGCAAACGGAAAGAACGAGTGCGGCCAAGGCTCCATCTCGCCCAGCACCGCTCCGTCAATCGTGATGCAGTGCTTACCGTCATCCGCGCCAGGGCCGCTGGGCAGATGCCACGACTCGCGCACGGTGATCATGTCCGCAACCATGCTGCGGCCCGCCTCCTCGGTCCTCGAGGGCTTGGCTCCAGCAATCACGTCCACGTCGTCAGGGAACATATCGAACAACACCTGACGGTCCACCTGCTTGACGCGATGCATCTGCCGGGGAATCCCGTAGAGCGACTCCACGTCGTCCACAAAGATCTCGCTCGACATCACGCGCTCATGGCAAACGCGGTCACCCTTGGCGAACACATGGATGAACCCGTCGCCCCAGACGGCAGCGTCACGGAACACCTGCATCCCGATTTCATGCGTCGAGTTCTCGTAGAACACGCCGTCGAGGAAGGCGTTCATCTTCTTGGCTTCACGCTGCTTCTTGTAGTCGCCACCAGACGTGAGGAACAGCGGCTTGGGACGGTTGCGCGTGATCTTCGCGCACACCGTATCCACAACGCTCTGCACAAGGTTGTACGAGATGCGGTCACGCAGCGCCGGCTGCTGCGCTGCAAGCTTGCTGAACGACACGCCCGCAAGCGTCGTCGGCGCCAGGTTGCCGTACAGACGCGCGCTCACGATCCACTGCGTGGCCCGGAACGACTGCGCGTCGCGGATCAGGTTCAGCGTCCCGCTGATCACGTCAGCAGCGTCGGAACCCTTCAGCATCCACCAACGACGCTCCTTGTTGTCCGGCAACTTGTCCGGCACGCCAGAACGCTCGCCGCCAATCGTAAAATCCCGAAATTCAATGGGCATAGCGTCGCTCCATGCGCGTCGTGCGCTTCACACCGTACAACTTGCCGAGCATCTTGACGGCCTTGATCTCGTTCTCGCCGGTCATCTCGGGGAAGAAGTACTTGCAGATCTGGGTCATCACAAACACGCGCTCGTTGACGTTCAGTGGCGCAAGCTCGTTGAACCACGGGCGCTGTCCAGCCTTCAGCGCCGCTACCACTTCCTCTGCGTGAGCAAATCCCGCCCACATCGCAGCACGCCAGAGATGCTCCCGAGAGTTGACCCGCGCCTGCTCCTCGTCCGTCATTGCTGCGTCGTCGTGCTTGATGTCGTCACTCACCCAGCGCCTCCTGCTTCACGCAAAGACCGTGCGAGCAACCCATCAAGCACCCTGCATCACTGTGGTCAATCCACTGGTGACCGCAACCACAAAAAGACTCGGCGCCGCCTTCAAACACTCCCTGCGTTGCCACTGGGGCTTCTTTTGCTGAGTGGGACGATGGAGGTGCGCCGAGTTCAACCTCAAGGCCGCTGATCGCAAGTCGCTTCAGCCCATGCTCGCGCATGAACCCCACCCACTTCTCGACCTGGTGCTGATCCACAACGGCCTCCAATCGCGGCGACGGTATAAGACTACTGCTTGACAATCAAGACGCTTAGTTCAGTTGATCCAGCGGGTCGCCGTACAACTCAATCTCCGCTTCCATGTTCCGCTTCTCTTGCAGCAGTCGCTCCAACTCTTGCTCCTCCTGCATCAACATCCACTCATCTTCGCTCTTGCCGTAACGCAGCCCGTTGTCCTGCCTCATGTCCGATAGGTAGGCGTAGCAGTGCCGCCATGCGTACAACGCCGCGTCACAGTTGTGCACCAACACGCCGTTAGCAAAATACTCAGGCTTTCCAGAGACTCTTAGCGCCCAAACGCGCGCGGTGCCGTCTGGCGTAACACGTTCCACCGCAAACTCGGCGCGTTGAATGCTTGGCCTTGAACTCAATGCCGCAGACCTCGCATTGAACCACCACGTCTGGGCGATTTGCCGCAACCGCTTTAGCGTGTTGTCGATGCCACTCACGGCCTTCTGGAGAAGCGTGCCACTTAGGCGCTGCCAACTGCGCCTTGGCAATCCCTGCTCGACGCTTGGCCTTAACATCATCGCTAGCGGTTGCGTGATGGTGCCGATGGTGCTCGCGGGATACAACGCATTCCAGATTGGAGATGTCGTTGTTAAGAGTGTTGCCGTCCCTGTGGTGAACATGGAACCCCTTGGGTACGGGTCCGTTGTGATGCTCCCAAACGGCTCGGTGTAGCCATGTCGTGTGGTTCTTGAAGTAGACGCGATCACTGCGCCTTGTGGACTCAGGCCACCTTCGCCAAACAAGCCCGTTCCACTCCACGGTTTCAGCCTTGCCTTTGGTGTATTCTTTTCGCATGGTGCAACTGACGTAACAAATACGTCTGTTGCGGTCAAGTCAATCAATTGCTTCCACCCGTGCTCTGTCCAAACAGGATGATCAGCCGTCCCGGTCAACGATCTGCCGTCAGTAAAATCAAGCCTGTAAACCGGCTTCACTCCCGTGGGCGCACACCAATCAACAGGTTGCCAGCCATCTCTGGTCAGCACCCAATCTTGATCGTTGACCGTTTCAATCGGCACATCGCCGCGTGCGGTTGTCACCAAAGTGCCGTCCACAAAACAAGCGTGGTTGGCACACCCAGGATGCTCTTCGCGCCTCTGGCTCCGGTCGTCCCAGATCAGTTGCGAGTACTCGTCAATCAACGGCGCAGCCGCCTTCTTGTGCAACTTGATCCGCGCACTCACAAAGTCGCCGTTCATCAGTTCCATAAAGTCAGCCTTGCCCGCCTTCTCTGCGCCCACAAGCGGGATTTCCTA